GGACAAGATCCGCATCCTTGAGCCGCGCATCGGCACCCGCCTGCTGTCCGACCTCGACCGCGACACCATCGAGTCCGCGCTGCCGCAGGACGTTAAGCCCGCGACCCGGAACCGCTACCGGGCGCTCATCCGCGCCATCCTGCGGGCCGCAGAGCGCGAGTGGGACTGGCTGGAGCGTGCGCCTGCGGTACGAATCGAGCAGGAGCCGCGCCGCCGTGTCGCGTTCCTGACACGCGAGCAGGCTGATGCTTTGCTGGCACAGTTACCGGAAAAGTATTGTTTGCCAGTCCGTTTCGCTTTGCTCACCGGCTTGCGGAAATCGAATGTCTTTGGCCTGAACTGGGAGAACGTCAATCTGGACGCTGGCATGGTCATCGTCCACGCCGATGAGGCCAAGGCAGGCGAGCGCATCTTGGTGCCGCTGAACAGTCAGGCCAAAGCCCTGCTCCAGAGCCTCCCACAGCCCCGCCAAGGCTTTGTCTTCGGTGAGATAGAACGTATTAGCCCGTCTGTCTGGGAACGCGCCTGCAAGTTTGCTGGCGTGCCTTGGCTGAGGTTCCATGACCTGCGGCATACCTGGGCATCCTGGCACGCGATGGCAGGCACCCCGATGAGCGTGCTTCAGGAACTGGGCGGATGGCACTCGGCTGAAATGGTCAGGCGCTACGCCCACCTGTCGCCCGAGCATCTAGCCCAAGCAGCAGAGCGCGTCAGCCTTTGACGCGGCACACTACTTGGTGACGGCTTTCAGCTTCTCGACTGTCCTGAGACCGCCGATGCCCAATAGCCCAGTGACGACCACCCAGAGCAGGTCGAGGTTTAACTCAGGCGGGGCAGGCCAGCCCTTGATAGCACCAATCCACGCAAGTACAGGCTGACCAATCGTTGCGTACAGAAAGCCAGCAGCGCCGCACCAACCGAAAGCCGGCCTCCACCCTGCAACAAAGATGCTGGCGTGGGACGCCTCGCGGGCGTTGATCTCCAACTGAGCCACAACCTGCTTCAGTTCGCCTTCAGCGGCCATGCGGAGCATTTCCATTTCCGCTTCGCGTTTAGCGGCGGGGTCAGGAACGAACCGATCCAGCAGGGTCTTGCCGACCTCAAGGATCTGGCCAAGGATCAGAGGGTTCATGCTTGCTCCATCAGGTCACAGATCCGGCGTGCCCAGCCGCGACCGAAACTGGGCCATGTGGTCAGGTTGGTCATGAATCTGAGCCTGCTGGCGAGGCAGGCGCGGCGGAGTTGCTCAGGATCTGCCTGATGCGCCTTGCCCATCGTGATCGGCCCTAAAACGCCATCAGCGGGCACAGCAAGAGCCTGCTGGAGCCACTGGATAGACTGCCTCGGCCCGCTGTTCACTGCCGCATCAAACACGACATAGCGGATCTCAGCAGGCAACTCGTCGGCCCTGACTGCGTTCCAATAGTCCTCGCGATAGATCCTCTTCGCTAGGTCAACCGGCAGGTCGCGCATGTTGCCGCGATAGCCAACCCGGCGGGCGACTGCCTCGGTGATGCCCCAACGGGTGGCACCTGCGGGATCATCCGGGTGATCGACGTACCCGCCTTCGTGCGCTAGGACTTTCTCAACGGCTTGATCAAATGTCATCGCTTGACCACAAAATTGATGATTGCCCAGGCCGCGCCCACTGTGACCCAGACGCCGACCCCACGGTTGATCCACATGTGCATCGTGCGCTCGGTCTTGGCGTGAGCGGTCTCGATGCTGGCAGTCTTAACCTCAAGCTTCCCGATCCGTTCGCCTTGACTGCTCTGTCGCTCTTCAATCAGGATCAACCGGGTCACTGCGTCGGTGAGCTTGTCTACTTTGCTCTCAAGCCGCTTGAAGTCGTCGTCTGTCATCACAGAGCATCCACGATTGCCTTCAGTTCTTGGACGCTGGCCGCAGAATCAATCTCGGTCTGGATCAGCGCGTACTTGTCGCGGATCGCCTGCCGCGCAGTCTCTGCCTGCACTGCCTCGGCTGGGATCGTTGCTTTGATGTCCAGCGGGGCGAACTCTGCGGCCCTGACAGTGCGCCGCTTGTCGTGCGCGATGTCCTTGGCCTTGGTCAGATTGATTGTGATCATGGCGTAAATTCCCAGGCGTTACGGAAGGTGCGATCTGACGGGATGTCCATCACATCGACAATCTGGAACGGCTTGCCAGCAGGCACATCCTTGGCCGCGATCTCTGCGATGGTCAGGCCGCAGTCAGGCGCAGGCACGATGACCACTACGCCGCCGTCATCAGTTGGGTAGATAATTCGTTGGTTCATGTTGGTGCCTCAACGGAAGAATGCGACGGTCACAACTTCAGCATCAAAGTTAGTTACCGTAGTGATTGCATTTTGCAGAACCATAATTCTTGCAGAAGACGCAGTTGCAGAGCCTGAAGATCTACGCAATCCAATGGAAGGGACATTGCCATCCACATCAGTAGAGTCATATTTGCCACCACCTGCCAGTGAGTAATTGGCGTCTGGCATGGCCGTCGAGAAGTTCACTGTGAAGTCTCCAACGCCGTTGTCTCCAATGCTGGAGACGTTGCCAGAAGACCGAATGGAGACAGTTCCAGAGCCATTAAAGTTAACCCAGGCTCTGCATGTGTAACTCGGCGCTGCCCCAGTCGGCTGGAGCACACTACTGCCGATAGTAACGGTGCCGCCAACAGCAGTGACATTGGTTGACGTAATTGTCAGCCAGCGACTGTTGAACGCAGGGCCGACCCAGAAATCAGTGAGGGTATCTGCCGAGCCCTGAGCGCCGAAGCCGCCCCGTGTTCCCCCGGAACCGGATAGCTTGAACCCGTAGCTTGTTGCCCACCCTCCAGAATCACCGCTAATGTACACAGCGCCGCCAGCGGCATCAAAAGTGATAGGCCTTGCACCTGAGAACACAGGCGTGTCGCTGAACGTCTTGGTGCCAGCAATCGTCTGGTTGCCGGTCGTGTATACGCCATTTGTCACGGTGCCAGCATTGCCGGTCACGCTGATACCCCAAGTTCCGCTCGCGCCCGTGCCAGTCGTGCTTGGAGCGCCGACCGTGTTGTACGAAATCGTGCGTGCCGCCCCGCCGTTGAATGTCGTGCCAGAGGCATCGCCAGCGCCACCGTTGTTGAAGGTGACAGTGTTTACGGTGTTGACATCAATGTTCGCGCTGCCGTTGAACGACACGCCATTGATGTTCCTAGCGGTCTGCAAGGTCGTCGCGGTCGTGGCGTTGCCAGAGACGCCACCAGTGGCCGTCAGAACGCCTGTCACTCCCAGCGTGCCGCCCACGGTCGCATTGCCCTGCGCGTTCAGAGCCTTCGCGGCAGGGATCGTCAGGCCGGTCGAGTTCCAGATCGAGACATCGACACCCTGAAGCGACACGCGCATGTCGCCCGTGTTGTGGCGGTAGAAACCGCTAGATGTTTCATTAGTCCACGCCACGCCTGGGGCGCTCACGGTGCCATCAGCAAACCGCAGCGGGGCCAACATGCCGCCCTCGCCATTGCGCGAGAGCGAGTCAGTCATTGATGACGCGAGATCCGACAGCGTTGTGTTGGCCCAGCTAGCTTCAATCAGCGTGCCGCTGGTGACTGGGTTGCCGGCTGGAAGGCTGTAGGTACCTGATCCGTTGCGGGGCATGATCTTCCTCTTTTACTGTGTGTCTGCCTGCACCGCGACCTGGGCCACATATGGGCGCAGGATCTCGGCAATCGTTCTTGGGTCTCTCGTCTGCATGATGCGTGCAGCAACCGCCGGGTCTGTGAGCGCCTGCCCAAGCAACTGCTCAGTCCTGCTCTGAGTGAGCCTGAACGGCAGGCCCATCAGGCCAGCAGCAATGCGACCGGCCATCGAATCAGCAGCAGACTGCGGGATGCCCAGCGGCCCCATGAACTGGCGCAGGACGTTCTGAGCGCCAAGGTATTGCGCTGTTGGCGAGCCTGCGACCCGGCCAAGTTCCTGCGCCGTCGCATAACGCGCCATGTCCCTGCCGATGCCCTCGACTGTCTGCAATTGCCCAGGCTCCAGCACATCAGCCATCCGCGCATTACGCATCCCAGTCGCAGTCCTTGCAGTGGCATCAGCATTCCGCAAGGCATTGGCGTAGCTGTTCGCGTTGACGCGAGCAAGAGATCCTTGGCTGAAGTCAGTCAGTGCAGGCAGAGCCCTGTCACGCAATGTCTGCCCGATTGCCATCTGATTGATCGGGCGCGACATGTCTGCGTAGGTACGCCGTGCTGCACCGTAGTCAGGTAGAGCCTGCTCAAGAAGCCTGCGGAGTTCATCTTGTGTGTCGCGCAGGGCGCTGGCGAGGTTGTTGTCTCCAGCGCGGGCAGCGCGGCCAATCTGGTCGCCAAGAGCGTCATCAACGTACATGAGGCCAGCGGCGCTTCCTGCTGGGTTGTCGATCTGCATGCCGCGCTCGCGTGCCATAACCCTTGCGCGGTTGATAGCACGCTGCACAGATGGACGACTCAGCAAAGAGTCAATCTGTCCCTGCATGGCTTGATCAAACGCCAGCGGCTGATTGCGAGCCTGACCGTACAGCGCATTAGCTGTGGCCGTCCTAGATGCCTCAAGAGCCTGCCGGGTGCCGTCATTTCCAGCAAGGTCATCAAGCGCATTGCGGTACGCAGAGAACTGCCTACCGCGAGACTCTGCGAGAGCAGACGCGACATCGCTAGATGCCGCAGCGGCACCGCGCTGAAGCTGCGCGATGCCTGGGTCAAGCGTTGCCTCTGCAAGCGTCGGGATGACGCCGGGGACGTACTGCACAGGGTTCTGTGCAGCAGCACGCACTGCCTGCGGATCTGTCGCAAATCGCTCCAGCGTCCTACGCAGGACGCGCTCGCGGCCCGTCTGTGTCAAAGGCTCAAGCGCCGCCTTCGCGCCGCCGTATGCGGCAGACAGAACGCGACCGCCAGCCTCACCAACAACGCCAGCAAGAGCGCCAGTGCCAGCGCCCTCTGCCATGTCTTCAGGGCTTAGTGCCGCGCCGACAGCAGCGCCAGATCCGGCTGCGCCGATGTACGGAGCAGCGCCTCTGGTAACGCTACCAATCGCTCTTGGCAGAATGGCAGACCCAGCACGCACGCCTTGACTGATGACGTTAGCGGCTCGAAAGGCGGGAATCGCTGTCGTAGCGACATCACCAACAAACTTGCCGACCTGTCCAGCGCCGGTATTGAGTAGAGGCTTGTCTAGGCGCTCATCCTCTGCCGCAGCCGCTTCGTCGTAATCTCCAATGCCAAACTTGTTGGCGATGCGCTTGCCTGATCTGAAGATGTCAACAGCAGACTTCCCCATGCCTGCGAAGAACTTCTCCGACGTACTCATGCCAGAGGTTGGATCAAGCCTCTGCGTGTCGAAGTCGATCTGGCTGTAGAACTTGCTGGCTGGGATGTCGTCGTAAAACTTCTTCCTGATGCCGATGACAAGTTCCTCGTCGCTCAAGTCCCCATACATCGGGAACTGCTCTCGGATCTTGGAGATCTTGATCTTCTCCATCACTTACCTCTTTCGCAGGCCAAGAGGATCGGCCTGTCCTGTCGGGGCAACAGCAGGAGCAGGAGCGCCTCCTTGTGGCAAGGCGCGACCGGCACGCAACATCAGTGACTGAAGATACATCTCCTGCGACTTCAATTTCTGCTGAATCGTCTCTGGCTTGTCACCAATCTGCGGCGTCAACTCGCGCACCTTCTGGGTCGCTTCAGCCTCAGTCACGCCAGCACCAGTAGCTGCACGCAGCGTCGCCTCTGCAAAGGCGTTAGCACCTTGCAGGAAGCGTTGGCGAGCCTCTGGACGCATCACGTTGGCGATGTCTTCTCCAATCCTCGGGATCATCCCCAAGGCACGCTCTGTCGGTTTAGCCATTGATGCGGTCGGATCAGCATTGATCGCGGCCAGCATGTCTCTGCGAGCCTTGTCCGCTGCAAAAAACCAAGTGCCCGCTTTGCGCTCATCCTCAGTCGGATTACCAGCAGGTTTTGCCGACGGATCAGCAGGCCCGCCAGGGATAAAAGTAAGGGCAGGGACGCCATCTTGACCAACAGCCCAGCGGTAACCAGCGGGAGGACGGCCAAGATTGCCTGATCCAACGCCAGCAACAGCGGCAGCAAGCCCCTGCCCAATGCGACGGAATTCATCGCCAGTCCGTGCTCGCTCTTGCCGCCACGCAACATCCTCTTGCCTGCGCCGCTGGGCCTCGGCAGCACGATCAATCGCATCCTGCCTGCGCTGCGCGGCCAACTCTTCAGCAGTAATCGCGTCCTGCTGCATCTTAATTTGCCTGTCGATCCTGTTCAGGCCGCGCTCTTGAGCCGCGAACGGATCGCGCATGACCTTGCCGTCTGGCGTGATCATCATGCCGCCCAGTTTCATCGGCTCCTGCGCGGCCATCGCACGCTTCAGGAACTGCGCCTGCACAGGCTGGAACTGCTCGCCCGCGTACTGCGCGGCCAAAGCATTGAGCATCGAGGTCTCGCCAGCCTGCTTCTGTGCGGCAGCGAACTGCTGGAACTGGCTGATGTCAGGCTCAGTTCCCTCAAGGTCAGCGGCCTGCTTCATCAATTGCATCAGGTAAGCATTGCGAGACATCGGCAACATAGACTTCGGCTGGCCCTGCACAACATCGGTCAGCATGTCCTGCGGAGCCGCTGAGTTGAACTGTCCGTAGTCGTCCATCACTCGTACCCTTCAGCACCGTATTGCAGCATCGGGTTGGTCGCCTCGGTCGGGGTCATCAGAGACATCCCGCCGCCGCGCCTCATCATTCGTTCCCGACGCAATCTTTCAAGATTCTCGCGCTGGGTCGCGTTCATCTGAGACAGCCCAGAGGCCACGTCCTTCTGGCCCTGACCGGCCATGTATGCCGTGCCCATCTGAGCGATTGCATTGGCGATACCAGGAGCAACGTAGCGCTTGCCAACCATCTGACCCTGCATCGGCTCCATCGAGCGATTCCGCAGCGTGTCTACCATCGCCTGCTTGCGCTTGAGTTCCAGCATGTCGGGCTGCATCGCGCCCATCTGCATGAGGTAGTCAAACATCAGATCATCGTTGTTGCCGTTCATTACAGTGCCCCATAGTTGACGGTGAGATAGCCGCTGGCATGACGCCGCACAAGGTCAGGCCGAACCTTCTGAACCTCTTGCGCGATCACGCCGCGCTGCTCCACGCCCATCATTGTGAAGTCATAGACGCCAACTCCAATCGCGTGAGTGCCTACGCGCTTGATGTTCGATTTCAGGCGACGGTCTGAGAACATGAACGCAGCAGACCCAAGCTGTGCGCCTGCGCCGAGCAGGTTGCCAAACATCGCATTTTTGGCATTGGCCTGATCCATCTGGGCATTAAAGCCCATCTGTGTCGCGCCAAGAATGTCTGGGGTCTCAGAGCGCTGGGACTGATTGAACCCAGGCATCTGAGGCATAGCGACCTGCTGACCAGACAGCAGCGCGTTCATCTCGTTCAGGCTCATGCCACGGCGCTGCATCTGCTCTGCAAGCATCTGCTGGCGCACCGTGTTCTGATCCATCGCGCCTTGACGCATCATGTTGTACTGGTTCTGCAAGGCCTGATTGCCGAACTGAGCAGCGCCCATGTCCTGCTGGAACGCCTGCCCAGCGGCCTGATTGCCAAACTGCCCAGCGCCGACATCCTCTTGGAACGCCTGCTGCCGCGCACCCATGCCCATGTTGAACAAGCGCTGCGCTTCATTGCCAGCGGTGTCGAGCGCGTTGTAGCGCTCCGCAGACTGGCGCTGGCCGAGATCGGCTAGGGCGCGTGTGTATGCCTCAGAACCGACCTGCAAGCCCTTGTTCGCTAGCTGGGTCTCAAGCTGCGACTGCTGGCGCTCATGCACGGGCACCATGCGCTCCATCAGCGACTTAGCCACCGTGTCGCGGTAGTTGCTGTCGAACTGAGGCAGCGCCGGGTTGTCGCCCATGTTCAGGCCACGCTGCAAGCCCTGAGTGCCCAGCGAGGTCTGCATGTTCTGCGGCGCAGACGCAAACGAAAACGCAGGCATGTTGTTGTAGTCGAACGGCTGTCCGTACTCACTACGGACGCGATCCATGAAACTGCCAGCCAGACCGCTGCGCTGGTTCTGGATGCCGATCTGAGAATCAAGAGCCTGCTGTAGCTGCGGGTTGAGCGAGGTGTTCTGCGTCCACTGCGTGACCTCCTGCCCAGTCGCAGGATCAATCGCCTTGCTCGTGTCCCAAGTCGTACTACCCCACGGCGTGTTCTGCGTCGGGCGGTTCGCGTAGTTCTGGATGTTGGTGATCTCTTTGGACGCCTGAGCCTGCTGCTGCGCTGCGCCCTGATAGTCAGGAGGCGGCGGTGCGCCCTTGCCACCACCACCACAGACATAGCCGCCCGTGACCTTGCGCCGGGTCGCGCACTCGCCAAACGGTTCGCCGTGCGCGTAGAGTTCTCTACGCGACCATTCTTGCTTCATTCTTGCGCTCCTTGATCCAGCGGCATTCATCTCGATCCATCTTCATCACAATGATGTCGCCACCGTCATCGTGACAATCCGGCAGGCGCAGCACCTCCTTGAACCCGAGGTGCTTGTCATAGCGCAGTGCCTTCTCGTTCTTGCTGTTGACGATCCCCAGCACGCTGCTGAGGCCCAACTGGTTGAACGGATAATCGAAACAAGCGAAAAGCATCGGCCTGGGTGACCAGTGCGTGTCAAAGCTCACCATGTGCATCTGGCAGACCTTGCCGACAAAGCCGGTGTAGCCCACAAGCCACTCGATCTTCCCGTTGTTGACCCAGAAGATCGCCTTCATGTCCGCGCACGGTTGGACACCGATCTCGCGCAGCAAGATGTCGCTGGCGAGTTTCTTGTCCTCTTGGCTGCGGGCCACGACCATCATCACATCACCCCGCCGCGCTCAAACATCACATGGCAGGAGGTGTACAGCGTGCCTGGGAGGCCGCGCACCTTCATCGTGAGCGATCCGTAGTAGCCCAGCCCGTTGACTCCAACAAACGCCTGATAGGTGTTGGTGCTGCCAGCCCAGTTGGCCTGATTCCAGTTAGACCCATTCCATGTCGCGCCAGATGCAGGCGTAAACGCAGGCGATCCTGCCACGCTGGTCGTCGCGTACTGCGTGTTCATCTGCAAGACCACGCTGGGCGCGTTGGAGGCCAAGAACACAGGCCGCACCATCTGGAACTTCTTCAGGCTCGCTGGGCTCTGGAAGTCATTGAACGCAGACTGCATCTGCGCCTCAATTGCAGACCCGCCCGTGCCCGTAGATGACGCCCCGTCAGTGTTCCCGTAGTAGCCGCGGGCGATGTGGCCGTTGAACATCCCGAAGTACAGTTGACCGTCAAGGACGGTCGTGGACTCCATCGGCATGTTGCTCACGGTCGCCCATGTGCCCGTGATGATGTTCATCACAAACTGATTGCGCTGCCCAAGCGAATTCACGGGCATCTTGATGATCAGCAACTGCTCTTTCGGCAGCACGACCATATCCCAAGACTCTGCGTTCAGGTACTGCTGCACAAGGTTTGGCAGCGTGGGCGAGATCTTGCTGGCCGGGAAGTTGTTGCTGTTGCCGTCAGTCCACTGCCCATTGATGAGCTTGCTCAG